TGAAAGAGGCAAGCTTCTATATAAATGGAAATAGACTACCAGAGGTTACAAAAACAAATCATGAATATTACAAATTTTTAATCCCATATCAAAAACGATTATCCAGACCTATCAGAAATATTTACACATATAGTTTCTCGTTGAATCCAGTAAATGTGGAACCATCGGGAAACTTGGACTTTAGTGCGATTCAGTCTGAAAAGACTAATATTGAAGTCAAGATGGATACATCCGTCATTGATATCAATACAGAGACATTTTCATTACATATGTACTACACAGGTTATCAAACCTTTGTTTTTGACAAAGGATTTATGTCAATTGCTTATTAAAAAGTTTCTCTTTATTATTACTGATGTAATCAATAATGTTGTTCTTAATACACCATTTGATGAAATTCAATTGAGCCAATGTCGTTTGAATTTCATGAGATGTACCCGGAACTGTGTAACCAAACTTTTGTGACCGACAGAATGGATCAAAAAGTTGTTTACTGTAGCCATTGAGACTTGATTTATAGGCACAGTGTACCGTAAATAACTTACCATCCCCGGTTTGATAAGATGTATGATTCTTCTTTGCGTAGTTTGTGATAAACCACTCCAAGTTACGGAGAGAGATGCCACTCGTTTTGTCCAAAATAGTCATTAGTGTAGTTCGATTCTTCTCTTCGTTATAAAAGTTGTTGATGGATGATAGTAGAATATCGTTCTTGCTCATTACTATACTATGCTATTCAAATCTATAAGCTCCTTTGATGACTCGCACCCCGGACACCCATGCACAAACATCTGATCTGGTCCGTGATTGTGTAGGTTTGAACTCGAGAAAGATCGTTGACATATTCGTTCCCCCTGTGTTTTATGATGACGGCAGTAGCCATTGTACACCGCCCTAAAAGTACACCGATGACCACCCGCCTTTGTTCCCTTGCAAGTTGTACTTGTAAATGTTTCTGGAAGCTCCTTGAGTAAAAGTTCGAGTGGGATTCCATGCTTTTTTGAAATCTTTTCGGCATACTCATTGAGAATTGCATTTACCCTATCTTCCAATTCATCATCAACAAGCTTTGTGATTTTTTCATTGAGGCTCATTCTTACTTTGTGTTAGCTCGTAATTTTTAAATAGGTCTTCAACGGATTCTTCTTTTTTCATTCTCGCATCCTTAAGGCGTCCTCTTAATATCGGGAGAGTGCCAACCTCTTCCAAACCAAGGCGCTTACATTCGGCAATGAGCTCGTCTTTCTTCATACCACTGAGGGATGGGAGTTTCGGTGGTTTTACTGGTTTGTGTTGATTAATGATTTCACCAAAGATTTCATCCTTGACATTCTCATACAGTGGGTCTAAGAGATCACAGATTGGATTTAAAAATTTGTTTAGGAAATAGTAGTGATAATCTACAGGTATGCCATGTTCCTCTACATACTTTGGATCTTCGGCTTTTTCATACGCTTTAGCTTTGGGATCTTCCGTTTTTGTGAGCAAGTACGGAACACGATCTCCAGATTGTGGCTCGGAACCAGGCTTTCTTTCGCGCATTTTCGTGACAACTTGTACATGCGATTGATTAATATTTATACTTTCAGGACTCGTCACTGATACATTCTTACCCCCAACTTTGTATGTATCTGATAGACCTTGACTTAGAATGAGCTTATCATTTGGGACATCCCCCGAAAGGAGCTCTATAGCTCGCTCCTTGGCGAGATCCTTAGGTGGACCAGGATCACTTGAAGTGAGCACTACATCCAAGAGTTCTTTACAAACTTCTCTAACATGGGGTGTATTATCTCTCCGAACAACTTGAAGTCCCTTAATATCAATGTAGTCCATATGCATTTTATCATCTTTACCCTTCGTCCAAAGCTTGGCGGCATAGCGCTTCTTACTATAGAGAAAGTATGGCCAATAAACCTTTTCAAGTTCCAAGTTATTAGGCTTCTTGAAAAGGGCGCTACACTCTTCGGCAGCTCTCTCTCCAACTTCCCAACTGTACGCGACAGCATCCTCACCCTTGCGATCACCCACATCAAATTCAACCATAACTGAATCTGTGTCCCCATACCTCACCTTTGCCCCTGGGAAGTTCGCTTCCACATAGTTCTTTGTTTCCTCAATCATAGAGCGACCTTTACATGTTGTCGTAGAAGCGATTGGAACGCATGGTAAAATACCTTTACCAGCTCCAGTAAAACCATAGACGGAGTTCATTGAAATCTTATAGGCTAACTGTTTACCATTGTAGACCTCTTTCATGAAGCCAGTGGCATTAGCCATGTCACGCTTAGCTTGCTTACGGAACTGTTTCAACTCGAGAAGAATTGCTGGTAAAAGACTTGGAACATCTTGTGCAAACTTATAAGTTCGGTCAGCGACATGGAAGGTTTCATATGTAATCCCTGGTACATTACCATACTTCTTTTCATCCATAACATACGACGAATAACATAAGTTGTGCGCCATCATGATAGATGGGTACAGCGCTTCAAAATCTAGAGCTGTAATCGGGGTATAATACGCCCCTTTTTGGGCGTCCAAAACTGTAGCGCCTTCATATGGTTCTTCGGGGATTGCTCCATACCGAATAGTTGGAACCATGAATCCCAACTCCCGAGCCTTCTTTGTGAGCTGGGAAAATACTTTGATTTGCTGCCCTCGCTCCACAAGGAAATTCGCCGGAACCCAAGTAGCCTTAGCCATCTCAACCAAGTTCAGGAGAGTACAAAGCTTTTTCATGAGTTTGTGTGGGAGGAGGGTATCCTTGATACAATACTCAGCAACTTCCCTCAATTTGACGGGG